CTAGGTCGGTTGTGTCGAGCGTTTACTGATATTGAGTTAAATGTAGTCATGGTTCTATATTATTTAGGTTTCATCGATTCCATTTCTTCGGATTCTCTTCGTGATTCCTCAACTCTCTGTTTAGAATAGGAAAGTCTTTCCCTATACGTCATTTGAAGTACGTCTGAATAGGAGAATCCGCAATGGTGAACTAGTAGGTACGATTCTTCCAAATAATGGTCACTACCTAGGATTTCGTCTAATTCACGTTGAAAAAAGATGCAGTCAAAGGTAGCTCAATTTCAGAATCAGCCTTACAGTCCTCGCAGAAAAAGTTTACTTTTGTCTGCAGACCGAAGTCTGTTCCGAATATTTTCTTTTGAAGTGTTAATACATCCTTGCCTGAGGTCTTAGGTATAAAACCTTGAATAACCATTCGAGACTCATGCCCATCAACAGATACTATAAATCTCCATAAATTATCCATCATATCCGCAATATCTGTTAAACTGCCATCATCATCAGCCATAGGGAATCTGTACTCTACCTCAACCTCTGAATCAGGTAATATTACTTTATTTGCAAGAGCGTCAGCGTCTTCCAAGTATTTAACAGGAAGTTTATTAATTTCTATATTTAAAGAGTTTTTAAATTTACACTGTGGACATTCAATATCAACAGGGTAATCATTTCCGTAAGATACCTCCCTAAGTTTAAAGAGTAAGTATGTTTTATCAGCAAGGGTTAGTTTTTCATACTCTACGCCTTTAACAGTCCTATTCATCAAAACTTTAATAGTATTAGAAGCCTGATTTGCATTTTGGACTGTTCTTAGGATTTTTTCGTCCTCAAATGTAAAGGGTCTAATCTGAACAGTTGAATCGGTTCCTCCTACTAAACCTTTACTTGGAAGCATAACATCTACCCAGGCAGTCTTAGAGTCTACTTTCTTTAGTAACTCTTTAAGTGCGTCTGATTGGGAATTGTCAGTTGTAATTCTAGAAGTTGGTACTTCAGGAGCTTGTTGCCCTTTTTTGCTTTGAGCAGCTTGAGCTATATCGATTAGTGAGCGATTGTCAGTCATAGTTTTTTAAAAAAATTTAGTATTTTTATCTATAATAGATAAATTAAAAAAATTATGGAAATATATATTTCTAATATTTACTCAAAATTAAAAACTTCTGATAAGAAACTTCTAAGTGCTTTAGGTAAAAAATACAGTTGTAAGGCACCAGGTTATGAGTTTACCCCTGCATATAGGAAAGGTCATTGGGATGGTAACTCCAACTTCTTTAATCCTTCAAATGGTAAATTCGGAACTGGCTTATTATATAGCATTTTAGAGGACTTAGACTATTTAGAGGAAGATTACACTTTACATGACTCTAGGGAAAATATAAAGTTAGAGGGTATAAGCTTACCTAATTATACTCCTAGGGATTATCAGAAAGCCTTAATAGATAAGGCTTTAGAGCTGAAATCATGTGTTATTAAGGCTCCTACAGGTGCTGGTAAAACTATAGTTATAGCGGCTATACTAAAAGCTTTAGAAGGTCGGACAGGGTTATTATTTTTTAACAAGAAACAACTACTCAAGCAAACATCCGAATTTTTAACGAAATGTGGGATAGAACATGGCATAGCCTTTGGGGACGGAGTTGATATTAAACCCCTTACGTTAGTCACTATCCAGTCTATTGATAAGGTTATAGATACGCACTTAAAGACTTCTGAGTTTATTATATTTGATGAGATTCACGAATTCGCCAAAGGTAAAGTAGCCAGGAAGGTTCTAAGTTCATTCCCAGAAGCAAGTTATAGAATAGGGTTAACAGCTACTCCTCCAAAAGATAGATTCTCCAAACTAACATTAACCTCATTCCTGGGACAGGAGATAGAAGAGGTAACTGCTAAAGAGCTAGTGGAGTCAGGGTACTTAACTGTACCGTCTATTCAGCTTATTGAACTTCCCGACGTAGACCCTATGGAAACTGAAAAGATGACGTACGCTGAAATATATGATTCCCATATTATTAATAACACGAGCAGAAATGAACTTATTATAAAAATTGTGGATAATATAATGGATGATAACGCTAAGATACTTATAATGACGAAGAATTTATCCCACGCTAAGTATTTTAAAGATAATATACCAGGCTCATTTCAGTTAGAAGGTAAAGATAGTCTAGAGCAGAGAAGCAAGGTGTTATCTGAATTTTTAAATAAAAAAGGTCCATCTGTTATTATAGGGACTATTATATTTCAGACAGGGATAGATATTCCGGAGTTAACTCACCTAATTAATGCTAGGGGATTGAAATCTGAAATATCTACTATTCAAGCTTTAGGACGTACTTTAAGAAAGCACGACAATAAAAATAAAGTATTTATATACGATTTTATAGATAAGGCTCCTTACCTAGGTAAACATTCTAAACTTAGAGTAGATGCCTATAACCAATTAGATTTTAATATAGAATTTCATGGAATCAAGAAAAACTAAAGAGACGAAAATTAATTCAATATCCGAAAGTGACATTGAACTGCTTACTACAATTGTTGACAGACTCAGCGACTTAAAAAGCAATGAGCCTCCTGTAATTACAGAAGACTCAGTTAGGGTTTTAGAATATACAGTTATGGATATTTTAAACTTATACTCTAAACATCAAAAGCTTTTAACTAGATGGCTTAAGCAAGGTTACTTGCTAGATTAAGAGCCATATTGGTCAGCAGGAATATTCTCTTCCTCTTCTTCTTCTTGACCTCCACCTAGAATGCCTAGCATTTTAGATAGGTCAGCCATGATTTTGTCCAAAGGAGCGTCTGTGCCACCTGCAAGACCTACCGCGCTATCAGCATCGTCTCCAACTACCGCTTCTTCTTCTGCAGGGACTTCCCCACCCATTTCAGCTGGTACTTGTTGAGCCATTGAATCTTCCGGCATTTCTTCTCCAGCCATTTCAGCGGGTATTGCTCCATCTTCTGCGGGCATTTCTTCTTGAGGCATCTCTTCTTGAGGCATCTCTTCTTGAGGCATCTCTTCTTGAGGCATTTCCTCTTCCGGCATTTCTTCGGCTGGCATTTCTTCCCCACCCGCTGCGCCTGTGTCAGTGTAAGTTAAGGCACCTAAAACATCAATAACCTGAGAGAGGTCTTGAGTTAATCTAGGGATGTCCACATAATTTACTAACATATTCTCCTGCAAATCTTGCGAAGAATCAGCGCATTCTTTAATTATATCATTTACGTCTAATACTTCCACTCCACCTTTCCCTTTAATCATTTTAGAGAAATCAGAAGTTACATCCTGTAGGATACCTTCTTCCATACACATAGAGAGGACTTCAAAGAAGACCGATTGAGTTTTAGCCAAGTTACTAAACGTAGGTACAAATTTTAGGTTTGCGACGTTTACGCCATACTTCTTACTTAGCAATTCTACTAGCTTTTCCTTTATAGGCTTCTTAGCTTCAAAAATCTTAGATACAAAAGACTTAATATCCTTCTTTAAGATTGTGTCTGTTGAATTAACTTCATAAATAGAAGTAAATACTTCATTCAAATCTGATTTAGTTGCGAAACTGAAGTAAGGGACACTTTCAATTACTTCTGCAATATTCTCTTTAAGAGTATCCTCATCTGAGAAGATACATGAAGAAAGTTTTTGCAAAGGGTCACAAGTCATCCAAGCTCCTGAGAAGTTTTCCTTAGACTCTATAAGCTCTTGTCTCATAAGCTCTTGCTGGCATACCATTTCATAAAGGTTATTACCATCCTGCAAATCCACATCTAGTGAGCGTGATTCTTTAAGAGTATCTAAAGTTACAGACTCAGGTGAACCTAAGACCTTAGACATAGCATTAGTGATGCCGATACTATCAGAAATATCTTTATTCTCCATTAACGCATCCTTATTTTCAACAATGAAAGCTTTTAAGCTATCCTTAACCTCTTGTAGTTTTTTGTACTCAGAAGTTTCAACTATTGTAGTATTATTACTAAAGGTTGCCTGATGCTTTTCAAACTTATAACGAAGAGTATCCAAATTGTTTCTATCTTCAAACAAGCTTAAAACATCACTAAAAGAAGTGTCAGCTTTATCGAAGCGGTTGTTACGTAAGTCTGTTACAAACCCAGAGATACCTTCGGATACGATACCGTCTATCCTACCGATAGATAAGTAATTATCTACAGTATCAATTTTTAAATTTGAAAGCTTTATCTTTGACTCTGAATCGTCATAGTTGCAAGTAATCAAGTTGTTAGTCTCAGAAAGAAATTGTACTTTATTTTCTGAGGACTCAACTGAGAATACTTTGAAGTTTTCCCGTAGTGAACGGCTAAGGTAATCCGCAGCTTTGTGCAGATTGGTAAGGTTTTTATTTCTATTTTCTAAGAGCATGTCTTTATTCCTATTTTATATACGTTGTAAATTATTATTAATTGCAGTAAATTGTTAAATTATACTGGGGGTCCTTCCATGGACTCCTGTCCCATTTCGTCTCCCCCTAGTTCACTTCCCACATCGGGAGGTGCCATGGCGGCTTGTTGAGCCATTTCAGCCTCTTGCTGTTCTTGAGCAATAGCGTCCATCTGATTGGTAATATCTTGAATTTCATCTTCATTCATATTGAAATAATGCTCATATATGTAATCAGGTGGAAACATTTCCAAACCTTTGACTGCTTGAACCACTCTTGTTTTCTGTTCATCTAACTCTAAGCGTCTTTTTTCCTGCAAGTCAGACGGAGGGCATAATGATACTTCTACAGACCTAACCAACTCTTTAGGGTAGTTACGGAGAGTTAAGTGTCTCTTAACCATAGTGTTTAAACCTAGTTCAATTTCTCTCTGAAGTCTGCCTACTGCTCTAGAGAATTTTATATCAAGCTGGGACAAATTAGATTTTCTCTCAGGGCTATTATCTTTTTCTACAATAAAATCTTGTGGAACTTTCAAAGCTGCTAAAAGCTTATCTCTAAAGTACTTAACGTCATCATTCTCACCTAGGTTTTGAGCGCCTGGCAAAGTATCAATTTTAGTACCGTTACCTTTACCCTTCACAGGCACGAAAAAGTCCTCATCTGTAGACAACGGATTGTATCTTTCGTTCATTTGCCCAGATTGAGGGTCAAAGAATTTCTCTTTCTTAAACTTCTGCTTTAAGCGCTCCATGTACATTTCTACTTTAGAAGTAGGCAAGTTACCTGTATCGACATAGAAGACTCGTCGCTCTGGAGCTCTTGCCAATCTATAGATTAGCATGGCGTCTTCCATCAATTTTAAGGACCTCCATGCAGCTATACCTGGGAATATGATAGATTTTCCGTAAGGATAGAAGTTAGCATCAGATGTATGAATTCTAAAGTGTGTAATCTGCTCCTTGTTCAAATCTAAAAACTTACCAGTGCCTGCAGCGGCGCTCCCGTATTGAGGGTCTGACATTCCTCCAGACTTCATATCCGGAACTTCCTGTAGGAATTTTTGAAGGTACCCGTATTCGTTCTCAACCCTAGTTATGTAATTAGGATTTAAAATTTTAATTCTTTGGATGCCTGCTACAGGGTTATTAAGGTCTACAATGTTTTCTATGTAACAATCACCATACTTACAAACGTTTCTGAAGATATCCCAAATATACTGTTTCAAGTTGGACATCTCAACAAAATGTTCGACCTCCGCTCTTACACCCTTCTCAGGAGTTCTAATATGTAGAATATCTCCATTCAGGTGCTTCTGTGTTCCGTCATCGGCGTAAATGTCTAAAGCTGCGCCAATCTCTGGGAACTCGTCCATTTTCTCATAATCCCCATATCTCTTCTTCTTATCATACTCAATCTGAGGCATTTGAATCATACCTCTGCTAATCCCTATTCCAGGAATGTCATTAAATAAGTCGGTAGACTTAATGGTATCACCGGCTAACCTACCTCCTTTTGAATGTTTTCTACCTCGTACCGCGAAGTACTTACTGAAAAATGAGGATAGACTAGTTCTATCCCTTTCCAGACTAGCTGATTGTCTCCGTTCCGGAAATTCCGTTAGAGCCTCTGTCAAGTTATCGTTTTCGTTATTTATTTCAGAATCCATGATGTATCCTCTTCCTCACCTGTATTAGATACCCATATAGAACCGGGTATTTCAGGTTTTGTTTTAGTTTCTATTGATTTACCCAATTCTGCGGGTAAATTTATATATAAATTTTTATAAACATTGGCTGCCAATGCTAAACTCATTACCAAATCGTCATGATAATTTTTGTCAGCCTCAACTTTACCAGTTTCAGTTATAATAAAAGTATTAAGTTCAGATACAGTTCGTTCTGAATTAATTCTAAAAGTAGAAGTTCTTAAGCTCTCTTCTAAAGAGTTTAAAACTTCCTCTCTTGTTTTGGATGTCATTTGAAATCCAAACTCCTGCCTATCGTCCATCCAGAGATTTTCGTATTCTAGAGTTTCAAATAATTGTTGAAGAAGGGGTATCCCTAATCCGTTTCTCTCAATTACTATGTGGGCTAGGTTATAGCTTACTCCCTCAGTATGTATAATTCGTGCAAACTCAGCCAAAGGAGTCTTATTAGAATAGAACTCCGCTACTTGCTCTCCGTTGTATAAATTTATAATATGAAATGCAGAGTAGTCTTTATCCCGTCCATAAGACGCATCTACAGCTAATAGGTATTCTGCATACGGGTCAGGCTCTTTCCATATTCTCATACTGTTGGAATGCTTTGTAAAATAGGAATCCAGAATATTATCATTTAATCGCGCCAAGGTATGACGGTCTATAAAAGTATCTCCGGTGCCTAAGAAGGAGCATTCGTACTCCTGTTCCCACATTCTCTGCCCGATAATAGGTTTATTCTCCTTAGCCCACGCTTCAGTATAATCTGGGTGTTCTCTCCAGTGTAAATCTATAATATTAAATGAATTATTTCCCTGCTCTGCATCTCGATATAATTCATAATATAAATTGGACATACCGTTTACGGTAGATATCAGCGAAGCTTTTCCTCCTGTGGAAATAGTAGGGTATATCGCTGCCCAAAACTCTC